TTTATTTCTTATGTCTAATATTGTATTTATTCTCTTTATAGGGGTATTTAATCTTGTTTTCGGGGTATGAAGATCTAAACCGATAGGATAATGTTTCAGTTTTGGATGTTTACTAGTACCATCATAATTTTGAGTATACCACACTTTGATATTATTATTAGACATTATCCTGTTAAATACATCTTTCTTTATATCGGATGGTATAGATATATCACCATCTGATGTAACTAAAATTTTAGGAGATGATAATTTACCTAATATTTTTGAGAAATGATTAATGTCTGTATTTTTACCATTACTGCCCATTCTCACCCAAATTATATCTTTATCAAGTTTAAAGTTATTGCTATGAGTTTCTGTGTGTTCTAATGCATATATGTCTTTTTCATAAACACCTTTAGACCACAGAAAATTTAATGTATTTTTGGTCTTTTCAAAATACTTTAGATTTCCTGAAAGAATATTGAACCTCTGTGAATGAAGTTTCAAATCATATACTTTCCGTAACATCCAAAGAGAAGAATAACTCTTGCTGTTGTATTCTTTCCTGTAACCTTTTTTCTTATCCCAAGAAATGAAAATTTCTTGGTTTCCTTTATGATTTATAAAATCTTTAGTGTCGTTTGTCAAATGATTCGCTTTTAATAAGGTTACTCTTTCAGTTTCTACAATATCATCGACACCAAAATGTTTAACATATATTTTTCCATATAGTCTAGGTCCTGTTATATCTAAATCATTGTTACCATAATACTTAACGGCTACATTATCTACAATATTACGGATAACACTCTTAAAATACTCTTGTTTTGGCACAGCAGCCATAAAACCATTCCATATACCCCACGCCTTACCTTTTTCTTTAGTCAAAACCAAATCTCCCTCCAAGAACGAATCCAGATCATAGTGTAAGAACAACTTAGCATCAGCGTAAACCCCACCGTAAACATACAGCAAACATGCTCTCAACAAGTCTGCTTTGAAAGCCCCTGGAACTAACACTTCAAATGCATGTAACACATCCTCATCAAAGTTTTCTTTTAAGAACACTTTGGCATTCTCATCGGTTACGAAACGATGATCCCAGCCTTCTTGGGCTTTCAGTGTTTGGACAGCATTATAAACACTTGTTCCCTCTTTTGGAAGTTCTTTCATAGTCTGCCAGATGATTTTGGGAATATTATGTTGTTTCTTTATCTGTTTTGAGAAGATGGGTTTATCAACATAATAGAATGGATGTTTATTTAACTTCAAAACTTTGTCATTGTTCTTATATGTTCTCGTTTTCTCTTTGTCGTATTTCAATCCGTTAAATTTGATCCATTCAAAATCCGGAGCAATCATCATAGGTTTGTTTTTGTAGACAGCATTGAAATGAGTAACATTATTAAAATTCTCGCTCTTTTCTGCACTAAATTCGGGGTTTTCTGTTGCCAATAAAGTTACCGTTATCACAACTATAGCTATCAACAACAGAAAGATGAAAGTGTAGGTAAGATACATTTTAATAATGGAAAATATGATAATGTGGAATTGTTTTGATACTCTTGAATTCAGGAGAATTCTCAAAAAAGGTAATATAGTTAATATTATGAAAATTTAGATAGGTGATAACATGCTCAGGAGTAAAAACTCCCTTATACCACAAACACGAATGTTTGATGGGTTCTTCGACATCATAAGGATAAGTGTTTTCTTCTATAGTAAGTCCATCTCTTTCAATTTTTTCCTTGACAGTGCGGATGAACTCTTTCTGTTTAATTGAACCAAACTCCTTGTCATACAACGTCTGGACGTTCTTTTTCCGAGATAATTGTATACGTGGAGGATTGGAATAATTAAACATTTTGAGATCATCTACATTCATGATTTTTTAAGATGTAAAAACTCTTTTGAAATTCGGTTTCTTTCTTCATACAGTATAAATCCGGCAGCGAGGATGATACCGATAACAATGACTATAATAATACCGGTATGAGAGTGGTTTTCAATAAAAGAAGATGCCACATAATCCGATTTTTCATAAAATCTCTCGTGATTACAAGTGAAAATTTCACCATTTGAACTATGTTTTTCTGCAGACAGACTATCGTAAACGCACTGGGTAGTTGGATTTACAGTGGTGTTTTTGTCACACTTTCCAAAGCACGAACCACAGGTATTCGAACCCGTACAATAGTCGTATGATAACCCGAGAAATGAACCCGACATCTGAGACGCAAACGCCAATTCATTGGCTTTTGGAACGCCTTTTGTGGTCTGCCAATCATAGTACCCCAAAATACTGGTGTTCAGTTGTAAGGGTCTGACATTAAACACATTAGGACACATGGTAAGCATATCAGTTGCAGTATAATCAAGATTTGTCATCAAATTTTGACTCACCAAATCATAACTTGTTTCGGTGGCTGGTATGAAGTATAAAATTATCGTATTATCCGAATAAGATTGAGATAAAGATTGTGGATTTAAATAATCTGTAGCAGCTTCTGTATTGGCTATAAAATTGGTCCCAGAACCACTGCCGTCTATCCCATCTTTACCAAAATATGGAGTCAAATAGTCGGTAGCACTTTGCTTATCAAGACCCCCTATAAAATCAAAGAACACGCCATTTGCGCTTGTTTCGTTTATTTTAAATTTATAAGGAACACCAGCATAAATTTTTGAAGCGTTTACATTGTAGGTAATAGGAGTCACGCCGGTATCGTCCACTGGTTCAAGAATAAAAGGTTTCAAGACACTCTCTGATTTGGACGCAAAAACTTTACCAGTAGAATCATAAGATATGTATTGGTAATCGTGAGCACTTTCCATATAATGACCAGCTGAAATGAGATACAGATTGATGGTCCCGTCTTCGTTTTGTGTATATTTGAACAGTGAATTCATCAAACTATTATACGGATTGTAAAACATACACTTGGCTCTGTCTGTATTCGGTGACACTGAAGTTCCATCAATTGCTGTTGTCAAATTGGAGTCGTAGTAAAAAGTAATTAAACTTGTTGACGAGAAGACTGATGTTGTGTTATTTCCAAAATTATACATGTACAACGGATAATAATAACTTCTATCGTAAACGACAAATGGTATATTTTTTATAGCATCCCATGACCTGTATTTCAAATCTGGATGGGGTGGAGATGAGCCACCTGTCATGGTTAGTGTCCCAGTATCAAATGAAGGTAAACCTGTTCCTGATATCAATTCTGATGTAAACAACATAATTAACGCTCCACCAGATCCCAATTCTCCATTTGATGTTATACCATTTTGACCTGTTTTGAAAATACCTATTTCGGTCAATTTTATAGGTTCGGAGCTTGAAAACAAAGGATTTGACACCAGGCCTTTGATAGTCACCGTATCATTTGTTGTGAAGGCTGTTTCAACGACAATATTTGTCACACTTTCAACGCCGTTTTGTTGATTTACGGAGATAATACCAGTAGCTGTCCCTATCCCACTATTCGCTGTTATAATTACATTTTGGCCATTCGCGAAACCTTTTCCTCCTGCGTTACTGGTATCAGGAATTGTTACAGTAGTGGAATCGGTTGTCACTGTGACGATTCCCGAAGCATATGACACAAGTCCTCCTCCCCTATCACATAGATACAATGGATAATAATACAATGGTTCTGTACCAGTATTGTCGCAATAGTAAAACGGATCGTTCATCACGTCATAATAATTTACATAATCTTCTTGGACGCCTAAAAACGACCAATAATTGTCCCCGGCATTTTGCGAACTTCCAGCAGAAAATAAAGAATTGCTATCTGACGCTTTTACTATTTTTTTAGAGACTATATGAAATGGAGTTTCTGGTTCCATTCTACCTTGTATATAATCAAGAGACATTTTTTATATATTAATATTTTATAAAAATGACAACACATAGATTTGTTTTTTCAACCATAAGCGGTGGATATTTTGTTTCACAAACTGCTATTTTAGCCACTATTTTAGAAGCTCTACCGGACAGCAAGATAACTGGATATTTTGGAAATTCTGGCGGTGCAGTGGCTAATCTTATTGCTCTCAAATTTAGTGGAACCAGTGAATCAATGGAAAGGGTCCTGTATGCAATCGACAAGGACATATTTGTAAAGCCATGGGTCAGTGACAGCGTTCCGCTATCGAAAATACTGTCTCCTTTCATATCTCTCTTCACTAACTCCTTCTATAAAGATTCAAAGGGACCACAAGAACTCATGGAAGTATTTTTTACAAAAGAAGAGCTCAGGAAGGCAGAAATGTGGATAGGGAAATTCGATATCAACGCTAATTTCAATCATATTCTATGTTCTAAAGAGAAAGGTAATAGTATTTTTGACACTCAAATCAATAAAATCTACCAGACTACTTATTTTGAAGACATCACAGGAACCTTCAATGTCAAATACGCCAACGGAGACATAAAAACCATCTCCCAGACCTTGAACGCTACTTCGTCTATTCCAGGCTATAAGCCACCTATAGAGATAGATGGAACATTGTTTGTTGACGGTGGTGTATCATCACCAACACCTGGTTCATCTTTTACCAACATATTGTTGGAATACGGAATTAATCAGGTTGGTGTAAACAAATATCAATTTTTTTATGTCATAGGACCAAAATTTGTCGATACTGATGTTGAATATGTCAAACCTTCCAGTCACTGGTCGAGTCAGATATTCAGGACACTAAAATCCCTTATGAATTTTAGTATTTCGAGAGAAAGACAATTAATCTTTGATACATGGTTGAAAATGTGCGGCAAGACCCACTATTCTACCGATATTGGTGTTAACTTTGAAAAAGTGAAGGGAAAGGCGAACTTAAAAACAAGATTGACTGCTCTGAATAGCAATCATTACTTTGTTACCTGTTATTCTTCCGACGACAAAGTTAACATTCTAAATTTCAACAAGGAGGATCTAAAAACTATATACAAAAAATGTTATGATAATGTATTTTTTGAGATTTATTATATCTAAAATGAGCGTTGCAAGTCTAATCACGCCGTCTGACACCCATACATCAGTGAAACAAACTCACATGTTCCTCATAGCAAATATGGTGGTGATTGTATTAATTTTGGGAGGAACTATTGGATGGTTATTTTATGCTTCAAAAGAAAAAAAATACCCTTACAAACAGTATACAAGAAAAACCGGTCCACCCGGTACTCATCCTATGAACCAGCATAAAGCAGTAAATAATTCTTCCTCTACCTAGTTTTGTATACAATCTTCAAAAATTTCTCCCATTTCTTGTTGATGTTTGAAATATTATACTTCTTATCAAAATTCAAACAAGTGGTAGTGTTATCAGTACTCAAATCCTGATGTTCACCTTTTGGGATTTTTGTTTTCTTTATTTTAATGTTCTTGGTGTCGATGTGAAAGGTGCGTTGCTCTTCATCCCAAACCAGGGGCTCTATGTCACTAATAAACGAATTAACTATCGTTATGTTTTTATTATTTAGATAACCCGAAGATACACCAATTCTAATTACCGATTCTAAATTTTTCCGTTCTTTGGCATCAAGGGAGTATTTATCACTCAAAAGTTTTATATAGTGATAAATGCTGTTCGATTGGAGTTTTCCAAGAACCTTCCAATTATCTATAGCCGACTCCTCTATTTCCTTAATCGAGTCGTAACGTTCTTTGTTTAGGTCAATTTTATCCTGATCCGATAAAATCCCCTTGTTCGAGACAAATTCCTTCAATTCCGCAAAAGATGTCTCGGGAGATTCAAGGTCCAGTTTTATTTCAAAATTGTACTTTGATTTCAGTGAATAGTATAATCTATCGGTACTGAAACTAAAACCTTTGGGAAAGTTGTCTCTTGATGCTTTTAGGAGAAACATATCCCAGAACGGGTCTGTATTGAAACTTCTCATCTCCTCGAAGATAGCATTAACTACATTCTTCTTTATCTTGAAAACTTTTGAACGCTTGTTTGACTCTTTGTAATTTCCATTAGAATCAAAGATAACATTGCCTTCCGTGCAGTAAACTATCATATTATCATTTGACATTTTTTTATTATATTAATCTATAATAAAAAATTCATTTAGAAGTCTACATCTTCTGGATTCTCCAGTTCTTTAGAACCTTTAGATACTTCTGAATTAAACTTTCTATAAGAACCGACGACATTACGTTCGTAGAAGTTGGTTTTTTGCGACAAATTAATGTCTTCCATCCATTTTAGTGTTACAGATACATTGTAAATCTTATCGAGACCACACAATACCGCCACTTGGTCAGCAAGCATTTCGATGTATTTATGGAGATTCTCCAGAGTGAGTCCAGAGTCCATATCTGTTTGTTCGCTTATAATTGGTTCCTTCAAAAGATGGTTTGCATGTAACTTTTCAATTTCTACAAATTCTCTAATAATAGAGTAAGCTTGATGATGTTCTTCGGGTTTCAAATTGCGGGCTGCTTCGGAGCATTTTTCGTCACGATGAATACTTTCGTCTTTGGAAATTTGCTCATTCGATTCAATGAAATCTTTGAACATTCCCAGTTTGCGAAGGTAGAAAATTACCCCAAAAAGACTTACAAAGCCAATACCTTCACCGCAAGCACACGCCACGTTTCTAAGGGCTTTCGACGGCTGTGTATCTATATTAGTCTCAATCCAATTACCTTTCTTCACAATACAGTCTAAATCTCTACACATATCTATCATTTCTTGGTGTTCTTCTTGAGGTATTATAGTCAATGCGGCCTTGCTATATGTTTCAGCGTGAGTGTTTTCTACTTTGAGTTGCATACAGAGATAAAACACCTTTGGCCAATTACCTTCATCGATAGCTTCATTAATCATCATTATCAAATCCTTTGATATCAGACCATCGCCAATCAAAAAGAAACCAAAAATACATTTCAACAAAGACTTGATACGAGGATTACACCGGAGATAATCATCTTTATCCTTGATAAACTGGAATTCTTC